ACTCTTCTACCGTCTGTAGTGTCGAACCGCGTAAACTCTGACTGTTCTATCGTGTTTGTTTTCACTCCGTGCCAGGTTTTTTTCTGCCCCGAAGCAAAACCTATAATCTGCGTCACCGTCTCCCCTAGTTGTTCGACTGATGAGTGCATGTTTTATATCTTACCAATTACCTTTCCATTATCGTCTGTTGCGAAGTTTTTAGCCAGGTATGCAATTGCAGCAACCAAAGCGATACGTAAACACTCCGACAGCGAAATGGATGCAAAATCAAAACCAGGTACTTCCAGTACCTGTAAGAGCCATGTGAGCACCGCACTCAAAACAGCCACCACAAGACCCCTCACATAATCGTTCCTTCTAAGTGTGAAAAGTTTAGACATATATTATTTTAGTGAATAAAACTTTATCTGTAACTTCATTTTTCTATAGTAATCCAAAAACATCCGAACGGACATATGCCGATCCCATTTCCCCGTTCGTGAGTTGTTCGAGAAGACAACATCTCCCACCACCACACCCGCGTGTCCATGATTTTCTCCTACGGTTACTGCTAGTATGATGTTTCCACTTCTGGGTGTGTCGGTGAGATAGAATGCATTTGACGAGTTTAGATATTTATCTAACTCGATGGTGCTTTGTGTCACGGGTACAATCCCGGGCCACAGCATGTTTAGTATACGTGTCACACTCTCTGCACATCCGAGTTTGTCGGGCGCAATGGACGATAGGTCTAAACCAAGAGACAGTTTTGCGTAAAACGATAGTTGTGTACTTTTCGGGAAAATCGACCATGCCCTCCGCACCCATGGCTGCAATGGATAGAAACCCTGACCTCCCGCGCGCTTAACGAATAGACCTGTAAGAAAGTCCAGGATGCGGTTGGTAAGCTGTTGCAGCTCATCTACAGGCTCTACAGCGTCGCGTGGTATGTCAGTCAACATAAAGGCTCCATATTTTTCTACTCCATCGTTCACAACCTCACGCCTCAAGTAAACCACACCAAAGCGTCCCGTGTCTTCCCCATAGCTGTTGATAACTTGTAGGTATTCTCCCTCGAATCCTACGGCGTACATACAGTGCCCCGAACCACCTTCCAACGAATCCATATAGACCTGGGTACTAGGCCATCCGTATTCGACGCCCAGAATAGCCGCTTGCTTCTTGTCTCGGAAGTGCCACAACGAAGCTCGTATATTGTCAAAGTGGTCATATGGTCCAGTTACTTTGAAATAGGTCTGCTTTTTATGGATTGCTGCGCGTTCCATGGAAAGCTTCGGCCATACGTCTGGGTTCCGCAAAAACTCCTGGCTTCTTGTTTCCAGAGTGAAAGGAGCATCGTCGAATTCAAGTGCTCCGTACTGTACATGTGACTTACACGCGGTCCGTAGGTCCGCTCCCCACGTCGTGTAGTCCCCCTCGATCTTCTTCGTCATAGCGAAGGTGAACTCGGGGCACAGTCTCACACCTTCCTGAAGCTCACTTGCCCCACACGTTGCGAACGCAGTGCAAAAGTCTGTCGGTCCCTGGTCTTTTATGTCGAGCGGTGTTAGAGAGAACGAACGAGGAATGGATTCGAGTGGGGGTAAAGGTATATATGCTCCCAGTGAGAAATCTCTGTCGTCTGGTGGTAGTAAGCGAAGTCCTGACATATTATTTTATTATTCTTTTTACAGCCTCGAAAAGAATGATGGTAATGGTGCCAACAGCGGTTAGGAACGTAGCGAGACCAATGACAATATCCTTTATCTTTTTCGCTGACTTTTTTAAAACTTCCTCTTCGGTTCTATCGTTCACGATGGTTATAAGTGTCTCGAGCTGCTCTTTTGAGAGCCGTTTTTCAGCCAAGTGTTCTTCGACTTTTTTTTGGTATTCTTTGTCTTTTTCTTCGCGTTTTTCGAAACGTTCGGCCAATTCTTTTATTTCTCTGCCAACACCGGATATAGTCTGCGACACGCTGTTATACGCGGAATACATTTCCTCGTGTACGATTGATCGTATCTCGTCGCGTGTCGTGCACATACTTTTCCACAGGGTATCTATTGAGCGTTATTAGGTTCGGTGGTACAACATACCTATGAAAACATTAAACAGATTTATAGCGTGGGTTCGTAACCTGTTTACTATGGAAGATGAGTGCTATTGTGGACGTTGCGCGTTCTACCATTCTTTGGGCGAAGACCCAACCCCCGTGCAAAAGTAAACCCACAACACCCCAGAAGATAACTTGAGGTGGAGGTGTAACTGCTGTTGCAGGTGGTGTACCTCCATCTGTTCCGGCCCAGTGCGCTTCGATCTCTGTTTGGGTGCGGTTTTTGTTCGAGAAACGAACGTCTACCAGTCTACCCTCTAGTGCGTTTACGTCTCCCCATGAGGCGTTATACCTCCCATAGCACATAGTGGCGTTAGAGTCTTGTATCGAAGCGTCAATGCCGGTGGTGTTAGAGCCAGCCTCTGCCCCGTCAACGTATATTTTCAGTGAAGTACTAGCGTCGTATACACAGGCGACATAATGCCATGCAGACGCTCCCAAAGCGTTTGTGGTTTGGACCGTATCGAATGTAGTACCATCATCGCTTATGCCGAATGTGAGCTTGTTTTTTGCTGCTCCGGAATCGCGATGTATATAAAAGTTTCGCTGTCCTGCGGTAGTAGGGTATCGACCTATGATACATTCGGTGTCAGCAGGATCATCAGCACCTATGTATATGAGGAACTCTACCGTCATATCTCCGGTAGGAAACTCTGCGGGGTCTGCTGTAGTAGCGTAGTCGTTGTTGTCGAAAATCTTTGCGTACGTGAAGTTCGCATTGGGTAGACTGGTTGAAGATATTTGCGGCTCATTACCGCTTGCAGGTGTTGCGTCCCAGTTAGCATCTCCCTCGTTATTGTCCCACGTGGTACCTGCTGCGCTCTCCTGCATTTTGAGGAGACAAAGCGTGTTTGCATCGGCCGTGAAAGCGCGTACGTCTGAAAGTGCCATATTAGTATGTTATTACTGTACCACCGTTCGTGTTGCTCTCTACCATAAAGGAATTGGGTGGTCCGTAAGACTCACCTGTGGTATCGAGTGTACCAAGGCTTACTTCCTTCCAGTCGAACGTAGTACCTGTTCCGTATCCTTGAGCTCGTGCGTACTGTTTTCCATCGAACTCCACCAATATCTGTCCCGAGTATCCTGTATCGTTCGCCACCACACGTCCCCACACGTCAAACCTATCTGATATAGGGAGGTGAAGTTTTCGTATAGGAATGCTCTTATAGGTTCCATTCATGGTGTAGTACCTATCCTCAAACTTCTGTATGGACTTCCACAATGGGGTAAGAACATTGTTTGCTTTCGTGCGTAGTTCAGCGAGTGTCATACGTCTCCCAAGTAGATAACCGATAAAACATTTTGTGCATTCTGCGACGTGCATACTAGTCGTTTGTCCAGCTCCACGTAACGTCAAGTAACACGTTGTTTGGTGTTCCGACGGTATTACCGAACTGAAACACAGCATCCTGTCTTGCGGTAAACGTTATGTCTGTTGTGCCGGTGTTACCAGTGGGGCTGCAAATGACCGTAGACGATGCGGTTCCGTTACCCATTATCAGGGTTGTGGTACTTGTGTTGTCTGACTTGCAATAGAGTGTGTTGAATGTGTACGCCCACTCCAACCCTGCACGTTTAATGGTAGTAGTCCCTGACGCACCGTAATCGCCCATATAGTCGAGCGTTGATGAAGCGAACGTGAAACCCTGCGAGAAGAACCCATTACCGATAGTTGTGGTTGCTGATCCGTTGTTGCATCGTAACTGACCTGAAGTGGTATCGAGCGCACAATCGCCTGTGTTGTTTGTGTAGACCTGAGCGCCGTTTGGAATATTGAGACGAACCTGGGCAATGATGCCCTGGGTGAACGTAGCCAGTACGCTGACAATGAACTGCGTTGCATCGGCAAAGAACTTCCCGACGATACCGAAGGCGGTAGCGGTTATGGCCTGGAACGTAGAGGATGCCGTGGTACTCGTAGCTACATAATTCTGCGCGACAACCTGCCCCGCAACGGAGAGTTTGCTGTACGGTGAGGTGGTGCCGATGCCGACGTTTCCCTCAACAATAAGCCCGTTTGTAGGCGCGTTGTAAGCATAATTAGCCCCAATGGATGCATTCCCTGCAACATTTAGTTTACTAAGTGCTGATGTTGTGCCGATATTAAATTGGCCGGTATCTCTAATTAATGCAAGCCCTGTGTTTGCGTATCCCCCTAAAAATTGTATTCCATTTCCATTTAGACTTCTTATCGAGTAAGTGCTAGATACTGTCTTTGTATCACCCACAACTGTATTACCTGATACAAGACGGTATGATGTTGTTGTTGCTCCTCCATTAACTGTTAGCCCACTTGCCTCTGTGCCACCGCCAATAAATGCATCTCCATCTACAGATAATTTATACGAAGGCGATGTGCTTGCAATACCAATGTTGCCATTATTTAATATTCTAAACAATGAAGTAGTTGCGCCATTTTGCGTAGATGAGGCAATTTCTAGTAGTATAGGGTGTATCAAACCTCTACCTGTTGTTGTAGTACCATATTGATCTATGTCGTCGAATGTAAGCGGATTGGCCTGTAACGTAAACAACGCCATTGGTGAAGAAGACCCGATAGACACCCTCCCCTGAAAAAGATTTATGTTTGACAAATAATGTGGTGTATCAAAATTACCATAATTTTGACCGACAACAGTTGAAGTTGCAATATATAAATAATCTATTGGTCTTGGTACCGATACCTCCAGCCACACATTGCCAGAAACCATATTATATCCTGATGTCCTCTCCGAGTATCCAAACGCGCCGTGATCCATGCCATTGTTGTTGGTAACGTTGACATGGTCTGATGCGTCTACATATATTCCTCGACCACCATACCTTGTGACATTCCCACTTACGGTACCAAGGGACATAAATCTAATCCAAATAGCCTGGTTGGAACCTTGTGTGGTATACACAACATTATTCGACACATTAAATCTATATCCCCTTGCGTTTGTGGAGCCAACAACCTGCAAATAATTACCGTTTAGAATATTGCCCGTAACAATTACGGAATCAATTGGTATATCACTTACTCCAGGCGTTGACATTACCGATAAAAGTGCTCGATTGGATGATGTTGTTGCTGTTTCTAAAATGTTATTAGATATGATAGAAAATTGGTTTGGATATTGCTCAGAGCCAAAAGCAACAGCGCCGTGTACCCTATTGCCAGTAAAAATAGTTCTATTTACTCCCACAATATCTATACAATAATCATATCCTGCTCCGTATTCAGAATGCTGATAACAATAATTGTCCGTCACTGATACTTCTTTGACAGCATTATATGGAGCATTGTCGGGACCGCCGCCGATTACGTCATTATTTCCTAGGCCCTCAACATAATTTTTATTTATAAAAACTCCAGTTGTTGTGGCTGTTCCTGTCGCAATCACAAATATTCCGAAGCCTCCGCTGTTCTCAATCCAATTATTTTCTAAAACTACATTTGACGCATTTGAAACAAGTATCTGAAAATCGCCACTTACTTGAGAAGACCCATCTGTTCCTATATCGCGCACAACAACATTTTTTTGCCCCACAATACCTACATAAGCACCCGTAGACATTATAAGCTTGGTGCTGGATGCTTCGCCCGATAAAATACAGTTACTTGGCAAATAAATAGACTGTGTAACCAAATATGTGCCAGTAGTAAGATGCACATGTCCACCAACTCCTTGGGTACACCCATAGTTTAATGCCGCCTGTATCCCCGCTCCAGTCTGTGCGTAATGCACCCCATCCACAACGACCACACCATTTAATACAGAGGTCGTTGTCGTCGCAAGTGTAGTGGTCCCGGTTGTCGCAAATCCTCCCGTGGGCCATGTAGTCTCGCAAGAATCACCCGTCAAACAAACTTGATCTACCGTTAATGTGCGCCATGCCTTTGTTGTGGTACCAAGATCGTAGAGTGAGTCTGTAATGGGGAATATGTCGGGAGAATAGGTGATCTTGTTATTGTCACCTAGTGCGATTTCAATTTTTTCCGGTATCGAAAAATACAACATCCCCGCATACGCTACAGCAAAGACTGCAAGTGCAAATAGTTTTTTCATATTATGCGGTGACTATGGTTAATACACAGCTTTGCCCCGATGATAATTGTGTAGCCGGGTCTAGTGTTGAAAGAAACGTGATGCTGGTAGGAGTCCATGTGTAGTCCACCCCCTTGCGCAACGATCCATATGGATACGAAGAAAGCGCGACAGAAATCACGTTATACACCGCAGGTATATTAAACGTTGTTGTCACACCATCGAGTTGTGCCGATAGGTCGTAGTCTTTAATGACTTCACGATAATTCGGCATCGAGTTGAAAGACAGAAACGGTGCTTTTTGTTTTTCTTTGCGTACTTTTCTAAGCTCATCCTTTATATCATCCTTTATATCCTCGATCGCGTCCCATACCTCGGGCAATGTCTGTACTTTCGGTATCTTGCGCTCTACCTCTGCAATCTTGTTCTCCAGTGTGGTCAAGTACGCTTCGGGTGGTATAGTCCTCTCTACCTCACGTATATTATCATAGAGTTTATTGACATCATTTTGTAACTGTTCCCTACTCTTTCGGTTATCAACATCCATTTTGTCCAGTATTTCACGCCTTTGCTCTCGTTGTGTAGCTACAAGTTCTCTTTTCATGGCGACAAGAGCATCTCCCACCTGCATGTAGTGCGTACGAAATTGGTCATCCATCTTGCCTTTTAACTCATTCCAAATGGTCGTAAGAGCATTTATGAATTCACCAAACGCCTTTTTAGACACCAAATCACCCTCCACATAGCGCATGAGTGCTGCCATTTGTTCCACTTGTTTTTTGAAGTCCATATTTGCGTGTATTAAACTATATGGTAGTGTCGATGGGGCGAAAACGAGACAACAAGCGTATAGCTCATTGCCTCGGTTTGTCCGTAAGCATTATTCGGTTGTAGCAACATTATACCACGAAACATTCTGGGGTAAATGGGTTAGTCATTCGCCGTGTCTGTTACGGCCTTGATCGAGAGCCCGGGTTGTGCTGTTTTATTATATTCTTGTACTTTTTTACCAATTCGGGTATCGAGGAATTGATCACCTGGGGATAATTTCTCGATATGTTCATTTATGGCGGATCTAAACATTACCATTTCGTTAGGTTTAAGATACTTACCAGTTTCTAGCTTTGATATTAGTTGCATCACTGAATCATCAGCCCACCCACGCACACGTCCTATCGTTTTTAGTATAGGTACCGCAATTTGCGGAGATGCTACAACGGCAGAAACAAAGGCACCTACAGGGCCGCCAACTGCAAACCCCGCTCCACCAGCAAGTAAGTTTCCCGCCCTAAAATATGTACCAACCTTATTACCCTCTGTTGCTCCAATATCTTCGAGTGCCTTGAGTACCTGTGCTTTCTGACCAATTCCAGGCACAAGTTTTTCTAGGCGTGCAAGTAGCTGATCTTTACCCTTTCCGACGCTATTAGCGATTTTGTTGATTGCCGCATCTTTTAGAGTTCCATCCGGGTTGAAGAAATCTTTTTGCCACATACGTATCTGTTGTGCTTCTGGTGCATACTTTGCGTCAAGTTCGGCAAGTCCTGGTATTTCTTTTTTTGCAACATCATCATACATTTTACGCATTTCCTTTTCGATATTTTTTACTACTCCCGTTTTACCTTGTTCCCAATTCACAAGATTATCCAACGCTTTGCGTACATTCAAAATACCATTTGCCGTTAGTTCTTTTGCTCCACCGTATTGCGATATGAAGTCCTCAAGTGCTTTTCTATCGGCAGAAGAAAGTGGTGTACTTTCAGGACCAACTTTTATTGCACCGTTTTCAATTTGTATACCAAACTTATTGAGTACACTAGTAGGTATATCTTCATTCAATAAAACTTTTTTCCCACTTTCACGAATTGGCTGATATTCACTACCAAGTCCACTAAACAATTCTTTTCGTGCTTTAAAAGCAGTACGTACTTGATTAGACAAAGATGCTCTATCAAGATTATCTATTTGTGCCTGCGTTAACGCCTTCGGATTAGTGAGAATCGTTGTTATTGTCTCAGGGTTTAATCCTGTGGCTTGTGCTGTTCCAAACTTTGCAAATCTTCCAACTTGTTTTGCAACACCGGGAATTGCAGGAATTGCCGCACCTACCAATGTACCAACGCCAGGATTATATGGGTTATTATCGCCATTTCGCAACCCGCTAGCGACATCGGTTGCATATCCTCCAAGTGCACCCGCGCCAACGTACCCAGTACCAGAACCAACAGACTTGCCAACCAAAGGTAATGCTTTGCCAACCGAAGTAACACCTTTAGCTATACGACCATATGGTGCATATGTAGCACCAGCCTCAAGCACGTCCGCTGCAACCTGCTTCCCCCCGCCTTCGCCAAACGGTTTTTGTCCTTCAATTTTCACTTGACCTAATCCAAGCGGCAGGTTCAATATCTGATCTTTTGATACTGCTTGCGCTATTTGTTCTCTATTTGCTCCAGCAATACCCGCAATACCGGCACCTACAGCTTGACCTAATCTTACGGCAGGTTTCAAAATAGTACTCTTCAAAATACTACCTATAAAACCTTCAGACGGTAGTTCAACGCCCCTCTGTTGTGCAGCTGATATGATTTGTGCATCTGAAAGCCCTTTTTGTTTCAATGCGTCGTATTGTTCAAATGTCATTTTCATACTATTTTCCTAAAATAGCACTCCATAGGTTTGATAAATACCCACCGTTACTCGTTGTCTCTGCTGTAGTGTTTGCAGTACCGACCACCGAATCAAAAACAGACAGTGCCTCATCGTTTTTTTGTTCGATATTATCTGCAGGTGTATATGCGCCAGTTGCAAACTGATTATCCCCGTACCCCATCGGATTTGCAAAAGCATTGAGAGCGTTTGCTGATTTACTCTTTAGTATCTCCTTTGCTCCAATCAATCGCTGTTTGAGTTCTTGTGGTTCGTACTTGGTACTACCGAATATCTGTGCGTATTCTGCGTCCTCTTGATCTCCCCACGCTGCCCCAGTTACAGAATTACGGTATGGCTGTATGGCGGCGGTTATATGTTGGTTAATTTGTGCAAGTTTGGGATCGAAATCCTTACCAATAAGATTGAATGTGTACTGTGCCCCCGCTTGTAGAGCACCAGACCGCACACCACTGTCTATGAGTGCAATCGCCTTGTCTATCTCGCTAATTCCAACGGCTTGATTTGCAAAATCCCTCTTAACCTCTGTTCCTTGTGCCTTAAGTACCTGTGATGCAACAATGTTCAAACGGTCGGCATCATTCCTTGCCTTTGAAATCTGATTTTGAAACTGTTGCTGCCCAAACTTTGTGGGAATTGTTGAAAGTACTGTACCAATAAGTGCTTCTGTGTCGTTTGCGTACAAAGTACCGTCACCACCCAAGCCTCCACCATTACGCTGGTTAGCAAGTGCCCTCGAAGAGGCAATATTTTGTCGTTTTGCTTCCATCTCAAGTGCTCTTTCCTGTGCAATACGAGGTGCCAAGAAGTTACCCAAAAGCTGTTGCGCTTCCTCTGGTGTCTTTGCTTGTCGTATGGACATGACGAGCGCACCATCCGCACCATTTTCAAGTGCACGCAAAGACAAGTCGCTAATCTCCTTTCTATTCGTCAATTCCTCATTGTACGCATTTTCCCTATCCTTCTGCTTTGCCTCAAAAGCACGTTTTTCTGCTGTAGTAAACAGGTCACGGTTTCGTTCATAGTTGAGTTTCAATGCCTCAATCGTATTACCTTGCTTTTCCATTTGTACCGCTACCGCCCTATCCGCAATTGCTTTCGCGGTGGAATAGTCCTGTGCCACTCCGGCGCGGATGATACTGATGTTAGCTTGCTTTGCAAGACTCTCACGCTCGACACGGTCGAGTTCATTTTGCACTCCCTCACGCAAACCACCCTGTGCATTTTTTGCGATAGCCTCCTGGCGGAGTCGTAGTGCGTTCTGCTCCATAGCAAGCTGCTGATCGTAGGTATTGAGCTTCTTTTGCAAATCGTCCACACCACCTTTCTTTTCATACGCTTTCGCTGTCGCTTGCGTCTCTCCGATCTTTCCCCGTAATCCCTCAAGATAACCATTGAACGCTTGATCCGTTGTTTGTTGTGATGCTGTAGCTGCATCGGTAAGCTGTTTGGTATAGTCCGGCTGACTTGCGATCATACCACCAAGTGCCACCCCCTCAGTGCCAATTTTAGGAGGTACCACATTCACTGCACTGGGACTCGCAGTGAGTGTGTCCATCCCCATAACCCTTTTTGCTCGATCTACGCTACCAAAGCCCAGCTCAACGGCTGCTTTTTCTGCGTTATTGCGCTGTTGTGTGTTCAGTGGCGGCATATTACTGTTGTTGACTGTTAATATAGTAAGCGTCCTCGATAGTCACGTTTGACCCGCGCAATTCAAGCTGTACATGCACGAACTTTGACGAGCCGACATCAAGCGGTACCTCAACATATCCACTATCGTCCGCGTTCGTGATTGTGCGTAGCACTTTCCAGTTGTTGAGCTGAAACCGTGATATGCCACCTGCGGTCACTCCAAATACGTCCTCTGCAAGTGTGATGGCGTATGCTCCTGCACTACCGTCTATACTGGTTACTTGTACACGCTGTCCCGCGCCAACACCCGAAAGTATCTTCATTTCTATGGTACCTCCGTTCTCGATGTACGCCTTTGCCTCCGATATGTCCTGTGCGGTATACAGTTCGTTAGTACCCGTCCATGTTGCGGTATTGGTACCAGTACTCACGGGGAGTCCGTACACGTCCTTATTACGCACCTTGACGAGTATCTTGTCGTTCGTTCCGAGCGGACGGTAGCGCACGACAAACTTCTGCCCGACGTCCTGGATGTTAGGAGCAAAGAGTTTGGGGAATACTATCACCCCGCGATTTTCAAGTCCCGGTACTGCGATACACAATGCTTCCACGTCACTGTTATCCGTATCTCGCAATCTACCGCCTGCGATAATGTCCGTGTATAACATGTTGCGGTCGCCCGTAAGAGCGATAGCACCAGGTGAGTTGTAGTAGTGTGTCCCAAAGTCCCTATGGTCTACCATTAGGAAATAGTTACTGCCTGCGGTTGCACTCGTGATGTCGATAGATACACCGGCAAGCGCAAGCTCTTGAGTCTCTGCAAGTTTAAACGTTGTTGCCGATGCTTTTATAATGAAGTAGTCTACGTTTGCCGTAAGACCACCGATGCCAGGGGTCTGTACAAGTCGTGCCACGTTTCCCGTAGCGGGTACGGTACCACTCGATATAGTGAGCACATCAGTACCAGTATTTATGTTCGAGTGTGTTACTGTGTATATGTATGCGGGAGAGTTCGAGAGACTGTACTTGTGGTACAAACCTATACGTGGGTCATAGCACCACACACCAGCAGGGAATTGCTCTATGTAGCTTTCTTGCTTTACCCCAAATTGGTTGAGTTCGTTGCCGATATGTATGAGTGCGGTATCTCCGTCAACTTTCATATATACCTGACCAAGCGCGTTGTTTGCCTTAGGGTCGCCGTATATATGTTCGGTGTTGAAGAATGGGAAAAACGACAGCGTTTGAAACCCACCACCGTTCCAGTATTTAAGTTCACCAGAGCGGGTGAGCACCAGAAAAGAAGATCCATATGCGGAAATTGCGATACCTGCGTCTGATCCTAGTTTTGCCGACAAATTAGCACTGGTCAAAGTCCCATCCCAAAGAAAGAAAATTGCATCCTGATCTTGTCCAAGCGTGCCATTGTTGTCAAGACGTGTGATTATTCCGATTTTACTATTGTTGTATTCAACTCCGGAAATTTCAAAATCACTGGGTATCGTTAGATTTGTTGTATTAGTGTATGTTCCCGCGCCATAAGAATACTCATTGAGTGTACTACCGTTTGCGACACATAGTACTGGAACAAGTTGATTTACTTTCAAAATATGCCGCACTCCGCTAGTCAATCCTGTCACTCTTGACGTATACGCTTGTGATCCTCCACCAGTAACAGGACGCGATAACACCGCAGTGTCAGTACTCACATGCCACAAACCCTGAAACCACGCTCCGTCACTATCGAATGTCGTTGCAGGGTTACTTGTTCCTGTGTCTTCCGTGAATGTTTTGGCAACCTCTGATATTGTCGATTGCCAGTTCGCGTTGCTTGTTGCTACCTGGTACTCACCATCTGCCATACGTCCGATGGCAAGTGGTAATCCAAAGTTTGCATCATCATTATCACTGTACAGTCGCACCATTCGAGGAGACAGTTTCGCATACCCCCGCTCGTCGAAGTTGATATTCTCGACATAGAATACATCAGCCTCTTTGTCCGATGCATTGGTTATCTTCCATGATCCGTTTGTGGGAAAGCGTACGGGCATACTAAGTGTAGTAAGGGATATAAAGCACTGAACCTCCCACAACGAACTCCCTGAAGCCGTCCATCGGTTTTGCTACGCTATAGCTTCCGGAACCACTCTCTGAAACCGCTTGAGTCTCGCTTGCTGCCGTTTTAGTGCTACCCGTAAGTGTTGCAAGGTCTGCAATACCCAAACGTTCACGAAATGCAGTATCAACCTCATACGGTATCGTCGCACTCGCTTTCAAGTTCTGCACCTCCATCTCCAGTGCCTCTATGCGTGATGCTAGTTCCTCCGGGGTCATACCTTGTCTTGATTAGTTACGTTGGTAGCGGCGTTTTTGTCGGCGTTTGTCCATGTAGGTGTGTGTAACACCGGCGTTACTGCATAAATCGACGGTGTAGCTGTTATCATCTGCGGTATTGTCTGGTATATCTGCGGGGTAAGTTGGAAAAAAGCAGGATCTGCAACCGCGTTGATTTTTGCTGCATATATAAGCATTCCAAAAATACGTATAATTGATGGTGTAGTCGCTGTGGTAACCACTGTTGCGTTGCCAAGTGCTGTGAGGGAGCTTATAGGTGCGTCTGCAACAGAAAATGTTGTTACCGCATCAAGCGCGGTGTCAATTCTCTCCGTAAAAGTAGGAGATCCGCCAAGACCATAGGTACTCATGGTACCGTTCGTAGCGTCATCGACCACAAGATACCCTCCAAAAAAATGCGAGATCGCATACACTGGGGCGATGCCTGTTGCGACCGTTCCAGTAGTATTTGTGTCGGTATCTGCCCCATTAAAAATGGCAAAAGATAAATCTTCATCCGCATCGGCACCACTTAGTCGATAGAGCGCACCTGTCATATGGTTATTGGCACTATCTTTGAATGTGAAATCTGACGCAGCAACGTCAGAGCTGTCCGCCACCTTCCAAAACAATCCATGCGCACGAGGGTCAAACCCCGATGTTTCAGAAGTCCAGCCCGACGGAGTAGACGCACTCGGAAACGCGACATTGTACGATTGAGACACGATTGCAACCATAAGATCACCAACAGCAAGGCCAGTTGGTTTTGTGATCGGTGATACCCCTGTTGACACTGACTCAATGACAATAGCCATATTTTAATAGGCAAATATACCTGATGCATTCCATGGCACTGTTACACTGCCACCTTCAGGTGATATGGTCGTAATGTCGATATAGCATATAAGTGCTGACGTACTCGCAACACCAGTACTTTTGTACAGAACGAGCATGTCACTGGTGAATGACTGTCCGCTTATGCTGATGTCGTCCGCGTCAAACTTCACAATGTCGTTTGTCGTGTCTATCGTGAGTGTCTTATTCGCGAGCGTCTGGTCTGTACTTCCTGATGCAATCGACGCACTTATATCATCATAGAAATCCTCGGTGTCAATGTTCGGTGTGTATGACGTGCTCATAAACGCCACCTTGATGGTGTCTGTATCCATGTCAATTGAGCCATCCCACAGTTTCTTTTTCCCCGATAAGTAAAATGCCGCCATAACAATTATTGTTATCTAGTATTCTCCACCCGAGCCACCATCCTACATGGTACGTCGCGCTCTCTGTGTCCGTATATGTCTTGCAATAGTCCCTTTACTCCAATAGAATCCTCACCGACAAGCCGTACGCGCCTACGTTCGAGGTCTGCATAGTTAGATAATCCTTTACGACCTGCATATCGAGCGCAAGGGCCGACAACGTATATCTCGTGCAGCCTTCCGTCTATACCCGGCTTCTTCGTGGCGTCTGTGTAAACGAAATACGAACCTTCACGGTTGATAAGTAACTTGATGCCTCCCGTGCTGTTGTAGTTTGGGATTGCGTCAAGCAGTATGCCGTTTGCGGTCTTGTCGTACTTTGTCGGGGTTCCTGTGAGGTTTTGACCATCCACAAACCCAAGTGTGTCACTGTTTGGTTCCTGTTGGTCTACCGCTTCAATGTCTACGAATACTCCCGCTGGTGTTTTTATCATCACACGATAAATGTCCAGTATCACATTTCCCTGCTCGTCTGTCGTGAATGTGTAGTCACGCTGACCACTTACGAGATTAGCGGTGATGATTGGGTAGTCTGTGTGATTAGAGTCGTCAAACTGCCATGTACCGCCTGCCTTGAAAATAGCTGCCAGTGTGTAGTCGTGTTCAAGGTTCACCTCACTCGTCCATTCTTTGAGTCGTGTCGGATTCCCCGTGATGTACCCATAGTCAAAACCAAGCTCGCGCTCTATCCGCTGTAAGATGCCGGATAAACCACTGGTATCTGAGTAAACGAGGGACATAGTTATTTTTCTACGGTGACTTTCGCCGAGTGTGTACCGTCCGTGGTTTCGTTCACGATGAGACGCACAAACTTGTACGTGTCGTACGTGAGGTCCATAGATGCCACTGTGGTAGATGTAGCAGCACTGATGGTCACGGTAGACGTTGCCGTGCTTGATATATCGTCAAGCTTGAGCTTGTTGAAGTCATACCAAGTGGAGCCGTCCGGAGACACTTCGAGCTCGAACTTTGAGTTTCCTGCGTTTCCGCCTCCATAGGCGCGGCTAAAGTAAAATGTAACCTTTTTAGCACCACGTATATCAACCTTACCGCTATCCATACGACCATTGCTATCCACGTATGTCGCAATGTAGGTAGAAGTTGCCGATGTAGTGGTTGCGAGCGTCGTGTCCGTAGTGCTCGTTGCAAAAAAGGTGTAGTTCGTAACTTCGCCTGAAAGTCCAAGTGTATCCTGGCTGGTTATCTGTGCTCGTACGAGCGATGTAGCAAGTGCAAAGACACCCAGTATGAGTGCCAATGCTCCGATTTTGAGTGTCTTTGTCATAGTGTATGCGGGGGTTTCCCCCCGGTTAAATTTACAATTCTATCCAGGTCGCTTCACAGTTTCCCGTAGGGCTGAATGTGCCGGTACCACCGGACATTGTAAACACTACGTATGCGTTCGGACTAACAATCAGCGTAGACGTCGCTACAACATCCGCTTTCGCGTTTGCCGCTACCGCCTGCCCGCCAACAGCCGTGCTGATAGCATACGGCGTCGGACCAACACCAAAGTTTACGTTTGACGCGGTTGTTGAGCTTACGTCGAGCCTAATGGACGCAAAACGAAGAGAGCTTGTGGCAGCTGGCCCCAGTAATGCACATACGGTAGTACTTGCCTGTATGAGGCTTTCGGTGCGTGCACCCCAGTGACGTACGCCGCCGTACGAGAAGTAGTTTGACTGTATATCAGGGCTTGAGATAGCACCAGCAGAGTCTCTGACAACGTCACGCACCACTTCCTGCTTTCCGATAACAGCAACACTCAACACAACAAGGTTGAGCGCAACGAGTCCGACAAGCCATGCTGTAGGTTTATTCATAATGTTTAAAGTTTAATTGCGGTGTTGCGAAACTCGACCTTGCTCAGTGCAGGATTGCCGTTCACGCGCAACAGTTCCTCCGGGTGATCTGCAAGACGTGCAAGCTGATCGAGTAGTACCTTCTTTTTAATTTCCCACTTTGCGGGATTCTTATACGCGTATCCATTGAGCGTACGTGCAAACTCTGCCTGTGCTTCATTCTCCCATTCACCACCCTTTGGAGTGATGACAAGCGGGCGCGTAACGGGCACAAGTTCACGCGGATCACCTACCTCGAAGTCGTATCTGCTGGTAGCAGTATCACCGGTCGCTGCCTCCTTCTCTGCTTCCTTCGCAGCCCTTGCTGCCGCCTTTTCTTCTTCTGTTTTTGCCATAATGTGTTCGTGTTTCCCTCCCGTGGCGGGGGGTGAGCAGTCGGGGGAGCCACTCACCACCCGCCAAAGGCGGGGGTTGATAATTATTACGCGAGTGTAATGTCTATCTGCGTACCTGCCTTGACAGCCCACAGCTTGAAACCGATGAGACCGTTGACGTTCATTTCGAAACCGGTCTTTCCGGTCACCTGCTTCTCGTCGTAGGTGATACCGCGAGGCGATGCGTAGGTAGCCATATTCTTGACACCAGCAACACGGTGGCCGCTGTTCGTGACGGTCGTGGTACCAATAGTCGCCGAAACGAACGTACCAGAACGTACCACGTAGATGTCAACTCCGATGATCGAAGTCACTTTACCGTTATTTAGTACCGCATCAGCGAAGCTGAACCCTGCGTTCACGCCAAACTGAATAAAACCAACAAGGTCAGTATTCTCGATTACGAGATACATGCCATTGGTAAGGTCTGGTGCGTATCCTGCTACCGTTGATACAATGTTCGACAAAATAACAGGAACGTTTGCCGAAGTGGTAAATCCACCAGCGGGTGTCGTATATGCACCCGTTGCGTCCTCGCACAAGTTGTTGAGCACAAACTTGTCGATGCCGTACGCTACCGCATAGGTCATTGCGTCAATACGGTTCATCTGCAAATCGAAACGCGAAAACGCATCCTCGTGCTTGTAAATGTGCTCACCGACAGTCACTTCGTCCGTAACGGTAAGTGCATCATCAGTTACCGTCCATGCCGACACGCTGTACGTACCGGCTACCGCCTGAATGGTTGCGGTAGGGGTGGAACCGTACGGGTTCTGAATGTACTTCTGCTCAGTGTTGTCTACTGCGCAAATTTTCTCTGCGGTAAGTGCGTTTTTAAGGGCAAGATCGTACATACTCTGAAAGTATGAATTACGATCGCCGTAAGTGCTTTGTGTGTTCATTTTTTAGGGCTATGATATAACCCCCCAATCGGTCATTTCTGTTGTCGTCGTAGTAGAAACAGTCGCTCTGCCTCCTTCGATCCTGGCTTCGGAATATTTCCCTTTGCAAGATCGTCAAGCAACTTATCATCAGACACTTCACTTGCACCATTTCGCTTCGGTTTTATGTTCGCCGCTTGCTCTGTGTCTCTAAAAGACTTAAGCTGCGCGAGTCGTGATATAACGAGTGAGTCCTTGAGAGCTTCGGGTATACTCTTATCGAGCAACTTTGCAGCTTTCACCACCTCGTCCACATCCTCGAAAGGAACACCTGCCGCTTGCAGTGCGTATGAATCCTTAACAGAAAGACCATCGTCCGCCTTTTTTGTAGGTGTTTTAGGCTCACCATCGGGTTTCAACTGCTTTGCCAACTGCCTGGCTTCATCCTCGGCTTTTTCTGCGCGCACTTTGTAATTCTTTGCGAGATCGTCCGCCTTTTTAAGGCGTTCAAACTCTGCATGGATAATCGCAGTGCGCTTCTCCTGTAGTGCTTGCTCGCGACTATCATCGTCGAGTTCTTCTAATGAGCTTTGAAAATCGGCATCTTGCTCGATCTTCTGCTGGACTAAGGTGTCCAACGAACCAAAATTGTCTCCTTCCATTAGTTAGGCTGTTTTGTAGGTGTTACGCCTCACCAGTTACCTCATAATATACCACACAATCGTTTATCGTGCACTGTTGACATTGATACGCTGTGCAATTTCCGCCGCCTTTTCCTTGTCGTCTGACGAGGCAATGACGTACATGAACGCAAGTTGCGTGTCCACGTGCTTGATAAACTGATTGCGAGCGAGCAAAAATACCTGCAACTCATCGTCAGCGTACTTTGCAGGTGTGTAATGAATGTCTGGTGCTTCTCCGTGCGGGTCTTTTAAGAGTGCAAGTGCCTTGCGTGTCATTTCTATCGCAACATCTTTGTAACCAACCGCCTGTCGTATGGTCGTAGGTGAGCGGTCAAATATCATGGTAGTCATTTCTTGCCACACGTCGGTCATGGTACCGAGTGGTGCATCTACATTGAGAAACGGTAGAAAGCGATACGAGAATACGGTGTACACTTCGTCATTCTCAAATAATCCTTTGATCTCCTGCTTTTCGTGCTCACTCGTCGGTAGACCAAGCATGAGTGCGCGAATGTTTTTTAATAGGCGTTCATCTCCTCCGAACACTCGTTTTACGAGTGCTACATCTTTCTCCTGTTGTGTCATTTCGTGTGACATGGTTATTGTGCTGTGGGAGCCATAGTAATTTCACCCGATTGTGCCGCCCCCGTAGGCATAGCAGGTGCTACTTCCATAGCAGGTATAGCGTTGTACTCTATAGGTGACATCGCCCCCGTATGTTCAAGTATCTTTCCTACGATCGCTTGCGCTTTCTTGTTCTGTTCAAACCCGGGCGTAACAACAACCTTGAGCGCAGTGTTGAGTGTTGCCAATGCTTCCTGTGTGTTCGTTGCCTCTCCTGTCACATCAACCTCAACCTCCCACTCCAAATCCTTGAACTGCTCTTTCCACGTCTTATCGCTCAGTTCAGACGGCTTGAAAAAACGTTGATTTCCGAGTTGTGTAAGCATCTCACGGACATCACCCTCCGCCCTTGCAATCATAAACTCTTTATCAAGTCCTGTGGGTACTTCACCCTCAATCAGCATTTCCTTTATCTTTTTGTTAACCTCCTCTATGGCGATGTTTTTAATGTAAATAGGGTCAATCCTGTCTATGTCTGACTGTTCGAGTGTTGCCGCCACTTCCTCGCTCGTATCCATCTGCTTTTTGATGTAGGGTATGATCCACTCACGCATCATGTCCTCGATAGCAAGCCCCTTGTTCTCTGTCATAAGCTCGAACAAATTGTACGACTCTTGCAGCATCGCTTCTGTTTGCCTCCATCCGGTACCTGACTTCGGTGTAGCATTGAGCATTGCATCCGATATGCCTACGATCTCGTTGGCAAGCGACTTCCATGACTGCCCAAAGTTCGATAGTGATGTAACATCATGAGCGTTGTTCGGTATGATATTCAGTGGTGAACCGGGAGCATGGATGAGAATGTCACCAGTCTCGATAGCAGCGAGCGCGTTTTGTCCGACAAAGTTTATATCTGCAGTCTGAAAAATGAGCTTGCTTGCCAGGTCGAGCTGGTTCTTAATCTGAAGCGCGGTGTGGTTCATCATCCACTGCGACTCAAAAAGATGCTCAACAGCACCCTTTGCCAGGGTCCTATCTTCCTCCTCGATCAAGTGTGTAATCTTGTGCGGGTTCGAACGTTCAAGTCCTTTGTACAACGTAAAGTCCCTATGTTCGTTTCCCTTTTTTCCGCTTCCAACAAACGATATGACGTGCATCTGTCGTGAGTATATGTCCGCATCTTTAGGATCGTCCGTCCATAGTGAGTGCTGAAACTCACCATGCACCTCATAAATCTTGATGTAGTTGTTGAGATTGTCTTTTTTTTTGCGGTCTTTTGTCTCGCGTGCTTTTTTTGCTGTTTCGATAATATCTTGTACCGCTTTTTTGTCATACCCATGAGTTTTGACACGTGCACGCAACTGTGACGGTGACAGTTCGATAATCTCTATGACTGGTGCCGCGTCTATGTCCACAGGATCAACGATCAACCTGCTCCATGGTATAACATCAATGTGTAGGCCGTCGCTGTTCTCAATCTTTTTTAGTAATGCACTTCCATACTTTGACATGGTACGTCCCCACTTGTTCAGAAACACACCGAACCGTGCAGTGCGCATCCAGCGTTGTAGATGAACATTTGCAACAAATGAGTCAAGCCAGTCCTTGCTTTTGGTTGCCTTGATGCGAATGTTCTTTCGGTCAATGTCGGTCGCCCGATACCAAATGTTTGTCGCAGCGGTAACAATGTTGAAAAACGGCTTCTCGCGCCCGAGTGAGTCCGTGAGTCCGCTTATGTGTTTGCTATTCGAGTATGCGTCAATCGTATTCAGCGTGTCGTTCATCGAGTAGCTGACGTACTTTGACAATTCCGTTGTGCCACTGACGAAAGACTGCTCTTGCTCCCGCACGATCTCCCCGATGGTTTTGATTGTCTCTTGCATAACAAATAGGGCACTAGCGTATTGCTTGGTGCCCGGGTTTGTCCCTTGGCGTATTAAATTGTGTGTATATTATACCACACTATGCGTCTACCTTGCAATGCACCGCTTCTGTGCGTAACTCGTCAACCATAACTTGATAGCTTCGCTTAATAAAAAACTTGTGAGACTTACCATCTTTGTCGGCTGTAATGGTTATCACCTCGTACGGTTTCATCTCCCGAAGCATTGAAACGATATACTCCTCGTCTTTGGTAAGTGTTATCATCGTGTGCTGTTAGTTGATAATTGGCGTTTGTTGAGCATGAAGTTTACGCGTTGTTGTTCAAGTAACCGTTGAAACTCAGGGGACTGGTTTGGTAGCACCTTTTTGCGTACCTCAAAGTACATACGCATTATCCAGGTGTCCGAATGGTCGGGACTTCGGCCTATAAGTGCTTTGACATCTTCCTTTTGAGTAGCCATGCGTTTACCATCACCTCTTGACGCATCCTGGTAGTTTTGCAATTCCTCTATGACGCGCTCCTTAAACGCACCAGTTACTCGTGAGGCTATCTTGCGATTGTTTACCAATCCTGCGAGCGTGAAGACACACTGTGAGCGTAGGTTTTTGAAGTCGGACACTAGCGCGGGTGCACCCTCTCGATATGCTACGTTCGGTAGTCTCACAATGTCCATGTCGGTCTTGATAGGAGCGTACGAGGACTTAAACCCTACAATCCCGTCAAGCATAGAGTTGCTTGCGACCGCCGCACCTACTCCAATAGCGTCCACAGCGATGTGTGAGAACGGTATGTGCTCTTGCGAGGCGTACTCCCGTATCTTCTCGATAATCCCCTCTGTGTTGAGTCTGGCGTACTCCTCACGCTTGTATTCTTCCAACCCCTCCCAGAATGAAAATACTGTCCGGTCGCTCCCATCGTCCGCAATATCCACAATCATGTACCTGTCCGTAGTCTTTTCTATCGTGTTATTGAACACGTCAATGAGGGCATCAAAGTGAAAGAGTGCACCGAGACTGTCGAGGTACTGTGCAAGCATTTCCTGCGCGAAGGTATCGGCGTCAAGCTCTAGTTTTGCCTTTTCGATCTCTGATACTGGAACATATGGGTTGTCGTATGAAGTGAAGTGGAACGCTGCATAGTCGGGGTCTGTTTCCGCTATCTTCTCTAATCGTCGCAAGTTAGGGTTCTCCTTTTTAGGTGTACCTGAAAACATCGCACCCCCTGCAAAGTCTACTAGGGCAGGTCGAAATATCTCCTGCCAACCCAAAAAGAAGTTTGGCATCGTGTCCACCTCGTCAAAGTATATTTTCTTCGCCTTGCGACCTCGAAAATTCTCTCGATTCTCCCAACCTGCTATTGCTATCAAAGAGCTACCACCGTCTTGCGTCGGTACTTTCATCTCAAGTCGTTGTTCGTTCGGTTCACCTATTCCAGCGAGTCTTGCTTTCAATGACTCCCAAATGATAGAGCGTGCTTGTGTCTGTGTAGGTGCTATGTAGAATACAGGGCTATCATCCTTTGATACTGCGGTATATGACATATCCTCAACCTCAAGGATTGTCTTACCACTACGTCGTCCGGCTCGTACGATCTTAAACCTTGCCAGGCTTCGCACTACATTTCTCTGTGCTTCGTGTAGCAACATTCTTAAATGAATTATCAAATACCAAACTGAGTGGATTGTATGGATCTCCTGCAAAGGTCTGCGGTATCATCTTGACAAATGCTTTGTTTAGTTGTTCGGTGGCCCACTTGTAATCTTCTGGCTTCTCACTATCCAAACACTTTTTTAGTACAGCAAAATACTTCGGTGCCAGTACCGCATACCGACGCATCACCTCTAACTCTTCCATCGCGCTTTTTCTTCCTGGTACTCCCATAAGCCAATATCATTGACAAATACTATTTAGCGTAGTTTCGTATCTTACTCCTCGCCTCATTCCAACTGATAATATTCCCGTACAGTTCACCACTCAAACTCCTCGCCATTCCCTCCAGCGCCCAATCAAGCACCTTACCACTCACTCCTGCATCTTTCGCAAATTTGTACTGTGTACCGTACCCTATGATCTCCTCTTGCAGTCTGAACTGCTCATCATAGAGATACTGCATCCACCACAGTGCTGGTTGCCCTCTCTGTCTCTCCGAGTGTGCACGCTCATGTGCTATGAGGTCTTCGGTGATGTGCCGACCATACGGGTTGTGTATCGTATCACCGTAACAGAAGATCGGTTGATGTTCGCTCACATCCCCCAATGCGTCTATGATCTCGCGATAGTTGGGTGGAAAATCAATCGATACCTTCATCATAATTATTATCCCACCACAGTGGTAGACGTGTCAAGGAATCCATGACAACTCGAATGAGGGAGGTTTTCAGGTATGCCACAAAGGTATGGCACCAAACCACGGCCATACATAGCCATATAATCGCTCGTGCCATACCTGCCATACCTTTTTCATGCAAAACTTTTTACACATCCATACAACAGCTCTGTCACACCTGTATACGCCTCTATTATTATAATAATATATATATAAATAGGTATGGTAGGTATGGCACCAGTAATTATACGGCCTAACCACGCCACCGTTTGGTGCCATACCTATCAAAAAAAGGTATGGCAGTGCCATACCTAACCATGGCACTAATCCACGGAACACACAAAGCCCGCCTTTTGAGCGGGTCTAAGTGTGACGGGTTGCAAGATGCATTACTGCATCCAAACCGTACCCTATTGGGTCGGTTATCAACAGTATACACGTACAACCACTATTTGCAACAAAAGTGGCATGCACGTATACTGAAGACGACCACTCACCTTGACGGGCGAGCAAGGCGCATTATCAGTAGCATCATAGTATGCAATCAACAGACTCTATGTATGACGTAGAGAACGTCATACCGACACCTTTTGTTGACTTCTTGTGTCTTGTGGATAAGAACGGTAACGAGCACCCTATCCCATGCCAGGAGAATGTGATACGCGCACTTCGTTCATTCCACCTTGTGCGATACGACACGTTTAAGAACAAGTATGAAGTCAAGGAGAATAACGCATGGGTAATACGTGAAGACTACCACGACATACGCATACACTCGCGTATGTCGAATAATTTTAACTTTCTTTGTAAACAGGGTATAGGAACAGTGCGCGATGCAATCACGCTTGTTGGTGCCGAGAATAGTTATGACAGCGCACAAGACTACATAAACGGCCTTGAGTGGGACAAGACACTGCGACTGGACTCATGGATCAGCAAGACCTACCACGTCGAGGACAACGAGTACCACCGGGCAGTGGGTAGTAATTGGCTCAAGGGATTGGTAAAGCGCATCCTCTACCCGGGAAGCAAATTCGATTACGCACTACTCCTACAGGGTCCGCAAGGAATAAAAAAATCTACATCGTTACTATCTATAGCAAGCGAGAAGTACCACGTTGAGTTCACAGACATAAAGGTAAAGGAGTTCCAGCAGGATATACAGGGTAAGTTGATTGTGGAGTTCAGTGAGGGGGCGGTGTTCAAGAAATCAGAGCAGGAAACACTCAAATCTATCCTAACCCGTCAACAGGACACTTACCGCCCACCATATGCACGCGCCTCTCGTGACTTCCCACGGAGGTGCGTGTTTGCGGTAACAGCAAACAATGATGAGATACTCAAGGACGATACCGGTAACCGTAGGTGGTGGGTGGTGCTCGTTCCTGACCAAGAAGCGGATGTGCAGTGGCTTGCAGAGAACAGAAATCAACTGTTCGCAGAGGCACGGTACAGGTTGGTGGAGTTAGAAGAAACTACATGGGAGATACCAGATACCGAGCTACGCACCAACCAGGAGACGGTACGACAACGCGAGGAGAACGAGGACATCATTCGTAAATGGTACGAGTCACTTATGCCGCAGACCAAGAACGAAGGTGTCACAGTACGCAAGGCATACTGTGAGGTGTTCGCACCAACAGACCGAGAAGGGCATCTTATGGACGAAGATCACGTGAGCATCAACATCAAAACGTCAATGTCAATCGCCCGCATATTCAAACACATGGGATTGGTGAAGCGTAGAATACAGAAAGAAGGTGAGCGTGAGAGTGCGTGGTTTCCGAAGGAAGCTCTGCCTGCCGATTATCCGATAAGTGAAGACTGGTAGTATGACAATCACTCTACACACAGCTCTCGACATATTCCGAGACAACATAGATGAGATAGAACATGCGGTGAAAAGCAACCTACAAGACGATCTCGACGCGGAGAAAGAAGAAGCCAAGCAACTGGGCACAGGATGGATAGCAGACGATGTACGCAAACTACGAGTGGAGCAACGTCATGGCGACACCATACGCAGATTACGACAGATAGTGTACTACCGACAGTCACTTGCCAACCCCCGCCCCGGTCAGATCACCCCCACTGACATCGAACGTGCTCGATCATATCCCATACAAGACCTGTACCCCGGCAAGCTACGGAAGCAAGGTAGCAAGATGTGGGGGACCTGCCCACTACACACCGAGAATACAGCATCATTCACCATAGACACCAAGCGCAACAACTGGCGATGTTTCGGTGCATGTGGCATAGGTGGTGACAGTATCGACTTCTATATGCGACTGAATAAGGTCGGGTTTATACAGGCGGTACGGAAGTTGGCTAATGTATAGAAATGGTGTATACTGTGTATGTTAGCAATCGCGGACACGATTGTGGACAGAAAACTGTTTGCTGTGTCCGCAGTAAGCAGTTTTTTGGTATGAAGAAGATACAACTAGGTGGACACCATAAAAGTTCACGCATACACGGGTATGCTTTAGTTGATGATGAGGATTTTGAAGAACTAAATAAACATAAGTGGTATGCAATCAAAGATCATAATACATACTATGCAATAAGACATGACAAAAGAGATCCAAACACACTTGAACGTAAATCAGTAAGAATGCACAGGATTTTACTTAATGCTCCATCCAACATGGTTGTTGACCACATAAATGGGAATGGTCTAGACAATAGGCGTTCTAACATAAGACTTTGTACGCAATCACAAAATGCGTTTAATCAAAGAAAGAACATTAAAAATGTTTCCGGATATAAGGGTGTTGGTTGGCATAAACAAAGGAAAAAATGGAGAGCGCAAATACGAATAAATAAAAAAAGAATAGATATTGGACATTTTTCAACACCTAAACTGGCGCATGAAGCATACATTGAAGCTGCAAAGAAATACCACGGAGATTTTGCAAACTGTGGATAACCAGATTGTCACAAAAACACACGCATGGTTTACTGATATTGGTCGGTACTTAACAAATTAACCTTGTGTTATCTATTCTCTCCATTCTCACAAGGTGTGGAGGGAATAGAGAAACAGCTAATAAATATGGATATACAAATACGAAAAGCAGAACGCAAACAGGCGAAGCTACGTATTGGTGTTTCAGGTCCGAGTGGAAGTGGAAAAACAATGTCAGCTTTGAAGATGGCATACGGAATGACCAATGACTGGTCAAAGATAGTTGTCATAGACACAGAGAGTGGTCGTGGTGAACTATACGCGCACCTTGGCGAGTACAGTATTGTGCGCCTTGGTGCCCCTTATTCACCAGAGCGATATATCGAGTATGTAAAGGCGTGTGAGGATGCGGGATTTAGTGTCATCATTATTGACTCAATGTCACACGAGTGGGAATCCGCTGGAGGATGTCTTGAAATTAACGAAATGATTGCACAGGCACGCTTCCGCGGTAATTCATTCACCGCATGGAGTGAAACAAAGCCACGGCATCGAAAGTTTATCGAGACATTGATAAACTCTCCAGCACACATCATCGCAACTTCACGCACAAAGATTGAGATGGTAATGACTGATGATAAGAAGGTGAAGAAGGTAGGATTGAAAGAGATACAAATGGAGGGCACAGAGTATGAGTGGACGGTAAACTTTACCATTGATCGTGAAAAGCATCTTGCGACAGTAGGGAAAGATAACACTGAACTGTTTGAGGGTAAAGACCCATTCATCATTACCCCGGACACAGGTAAGAAGCTCATCGAGTGGGCGAACAGTGGCGCACCTGTAGTGGAGGAACCGAAGCCCATCGTATACACCAAGGCAGACATTCGCACATGGCTTGCGGAGAATTACCCGGAGGTAGATCCAGCACATTATGGACTCTTCATCACCGAGCACACAGGACTCAACGCAAACACCGAAGACCCAAGCATGGTGCTTGCAATGTTGAATACTTATAAGGTAAGGAGTGAGACTAACGAACAATAACATGTCATACGACCCAGCAGCACTCGCCGCTATCACAGGCGAGAATGCATACAAATCAGCACCAGTAGGTGGGCAGTACTTCAATGCTGTATCACTCGGCAAAGATGGTAAGTACTACGTCACTTATTACAGCCAGCCGAAAGACCAGCGCGAAGACCAGAAGATGCTCCCGTCACCATTCAAGGCAACCATCCTAAAGATACGTCGCAAGCTATCGAGATGGATTAAGGAGCAACATACATTTGACCTCAAGAGCGTTGAGTACGACGCAGGTGCAACTACAATACCAACCACACTAGGCGACATGACCGAGAAGGACGCAAAGGCACAAGGAGCAAGCGTACAACTCGTACTGTACATACTCGTTGGTGGTAGGATCGTGAAAGCCGATGTATCAGGAGGCAGTCTGTACAACCCCAATGACACCGAAGACCTGCGCCTGTACTCGTACCTGCAATCGTTCGAGAATGAGGACGAACATACGTTCATGTACGAGACTCTTATCGGTAGCAAGCTCGGTACTAACCGTGATGGTACACCATCGCAGTACTACGATATGACTTTCAGACGTGGCGCACTCCACACATCACTCGACGAGGTTGGTGCCGCAATCACGTCACTTCCTGATATACTTGCGGAGAATGATGCGCGTGACCTCAAGTACCTAGGTGCAACTAAACCCAAGAGCGAGGTTGATAAGCAGTTCGATGAGATTGGTAAGGGACCAGCTACAGCTAATCTTGACGATGTTCCTTTTTGACGTAGTGTGTATACTGTGTCCTAATGTTATAGGACACAGATATGCACAGTACACTCACCGACCGCCTCTACACCTTCCTCATCAAGGCAGGTCAGCCCGTATCACTACCGTATCTCAAGGACAGGACAAAGGACATATGCACCTATACCGAACTATTGGACGCATTACAGGCACTCACTAAAGAACAAATAAAAGTCACCATCAAAGACACGCAAGACCTACGAGGTGGCACCGCATACTACTCCATCAAAGAAGCACCAAAGACACGTACCACAGGAGCACGATACCGACCGACCGCAGAGGAGGAGAAGCGTATGGATTGTGAGGTACAGGATTTCTGGGAGCATAGCCCGTTAGTGTCCGATGCCGAGAGAGAGTGTTACTATCTACGTATGACCGATAAGAATAGGTATAAGAGCTGTGACTGTTCTGGCTGTGTACAATGGCGGTGGCTGCTCATGACACGTGAGGAGCGTGCGGTGGTGGAGGTTGAGAGGCAGAGGGAGGTTATGATGAGTATATGACAACACAACTAATACACGGCGACTGTTTAGAAAAAATGCGGGAGATTTCAGACGGGAGTGTTGACCTAGTACTCACCGATCCTCCGTATGGACTCTCGTTTATGGGTAAGAAGTGGGACTATGACGTACCTACAGTTGAGATATGGGCCGAGTGTTTGCGAGTACTAAAGCCGGGCGGGTATTTACTCGCATTTGCAGGTACAAGAACACAGCACCGCATGGCTGTGCGTATCGAAGATGCAGGGTTTGAAATACGGGATATGATTGCTTGGGTGTATTCAACAGGCTTTCCAAAGTCTTTGAACATATACAAACAGTTTGAGAAGATGTGTACTTGTGGTAATATGGTAGAGTATGACCACGAAAGAACCGCACAGGAATCCAAACACCAACTGCGACCTTTGCAAGACTCCAATATACCGAAGGAGGTCACAAATACAACGACAGAAAGGGAAGTTTTGCAGTCGGGCGTGTCGGAACAAAGTGTACTCACTGCCATTCTCGAACTTTCCAATAATGAAAGGCGAGAAGAACCCAGCTTGGAAGGGCGGAGTAACGTACAAACGACCACACGGGAACTACAGGGGAGTGAAGTACGTTCGTTGCCCTCAGCCGTTCCTAGCAATGGCGAGGAAGGACGGATATGTGATGGAGCACAGATTGGTAGTAGCACAACACCTGAACATTATACTCAGGCGAGAACAGGTAGTACACCACAACGACCACAACCCATCAAACAATTCACTGGAGAACCTTGTGCTTTTTGCAAACAACACGGAGCACAAAAAATACGAGCACGGGCGAGTGAAATATACGGTTTTGGCTCTGCGCTGAAGCCAGCTTGTGAGCCAATAACAGTCGCTAGAAAACCATTGTCCGAAAAGAACCTAGCAGAGAACGTACTGACGCATGGTACTGGGGGGTTGAATATAGATGGGTGTAGGGTATGGACTGACGAAAATCTTGGCAGGGATAACAATGCCCGCACTGACGGCACAAGCTACGTAGTGCAAAAAGAAGACCTCTATATTGACAACAGCAGAGGTCTTGGCCGCTGGCCGGCGAATCTGATCCACGACGGGAGTGAGGAGGTGGTTGGGTTGTTTCCTTACTCAAAAACTACAGCGGGTGTAAAGAATCTGCCCACCAGTAATATCTATGGCGGTAATGCTTTGCTAAAATCAAAGACACTCGGAACAGGTGATGTTACTGGCTATTCAGACGAAGGCTCCGCCGCCCGCTTCTTCTACTGTGCCAAGGCGTCACGACGCGACCGAGGAGAAGGCAACACCCATGCCACAGTAAAGCCAACAAAGCTCATGGAGTACCTTGTAACCCTAGCAAGCCGTGAAGGTGCAACCATTCTCGACCCTTTCATGGGTAGTGGTACCACAGGCGTCGCCTGCAAGAACCTCAACCGTAACTTTATAGGTATAGAACTAGACAAAGATTATTATGAGATAGCACAGAAGCGTATAGGAGTATGACCCTCAAACCAGAACAAGCGGTAGTGGAGATAGAGGGGCAAATGTAGGTATTAAAGATGCTGTAGTATGGGATACTTAGACGAAGACACAACACAAAAATTATTCACTCCACCTACTCGTATGAAATCCGACGAGGAGCGGCAAGTGGAGTGGCAGAATGAAGGACATGTTGGAATCACAGAAGACTTTAGTGGTGATAAGACACCGCAAGAACGAGCTGATGAACTTGTATGACCCTCAAACCCGAGCAAAAAGTACGCAAGGAAGTACTCGCCTACCTGCGTAAACAAGGTCATGCAGTATTCCCGATTGACACCCGCTCCCGTGTCACTACACGAGGTATATACGCAACGTTCAATCCCGACTATGGTACGAAAGGGTGTGCCGATCTATTGGTATTCGACAAGACATCACCTATATCTCCACTATGGATGGAACTCAAAAAGCCAGGTAAGCGTAAGATAGACCCGGATCAAGTTTTGTTTAGAGAGAAAGTACTAGCTCTGGCGCACGAGTACGTAGTAGTGAACAGTGTCGAGGATTGTAAAAAGCTCGGGCTATAGTTGAATGAAGTTATCCACACCTATACCTTAGCGACCTAATGTCCATGAACGTGGATAATTTTCATCTTGTATGTATACTACCACTGCTATACTACTGTTTATGGACGGGGGGCTTACGATACAAATTGACTGGGTATATTTCCTAGGGATAATGGGCGCGCTAATTGGTATCGCGTGGTACTCGAATGGTAGGTTTACTAAACTTGAGGTTGATATGGGATGGCTCAAAGATATACTTCATGAGCTAAAAACTGGTGTAGACAACGCAAGTGGAACTGCTCCTGCGTTTGGACCTGGTTCTCCAGTAAATCTCAAGCCGACAGGTGAAAAATGGTTAACTGAGGTTGGATGGAAAGAATACATTGAAAAACACAAGGATGAACTCACAAAATTATGTGAGGAGAAAAGAGATACTAATCCATATGAAGTACAGAAGCATATATTTAAGGCTTTTGACGTCATGGATTTAGACAACGATTTTGATGATAAAATGAAGAAGTTTGCGTATGAAAAAGGAACTACTACTGGGGTACTCCGTAGAGTGGGGGCTATCTATTTTCGCAATTTATGCCTCAAAGACTTCGGAATGAGTCAGGAAGATATAGATAAGCACGACCCCGATAATAATCATTAGCATGCACTGGTTGGAACATGTCGAAGCGGCAATTCTGTACACTACACCGTTTGTTGCAGCGGCCGCGTTATTCTTGGACTTTTCCGCAACGAACCTGATACTCTACTGTGTCTTACTTGTTCTGTGGAAACAAGCAAATGGTGCTCTCTAGAATTAGAAACCGGACTTTCTCATTCGACAAAGGATACTAAACAGAAGCCCCCGTAAGGGGGTTTTCTGTTATTAATGAAATACACCAGGGTAAATAGAGACCTTGCAAACACAAAGAAACGTGTCACTATTTGACTTCACTTGACTTTCATGTTGCAGCGCGTATACTCTTGATAACTAACGGTTTGTGTCCTGTGTATACGTATAAGTGTATAACCTTTCTTTATGGGAGGATACGACTGTTGGTAAACTAGAAACAAGGCTACCGATTTCTCAGTAGCCTCGTCTCATCAAATTGCTGACCGCTGCTACTTCTCTGAGGTGGTGGCGGTTCGCGTTACACCGTCCTCTTTCCCTACTGGTCGCTTCCATTTTACGGGAAACTTCAGGTATTTACCTGATTTACTTCTAATCTCGATACCCTTGCGGACAACGAAATTGCAAAGCATAAACCCGTCTATGTAGAAGCATCTTTGAGCTTCGTCCATTTTGTTGTGTTTAACGTCTACAAACGACGACGACCAGGGAAGTCGTATTACTACTAAGTCGCCCCCACTGGCCCACAATGCGGCCAGAAGGGATTACCTAGCTACGACAAAAACCCAGGGGACGGCCTTGTGAGGAAGGTTTCATACATTTCTGGTTGTCAAGGGATAGGTGTGAAGTTATCCACACCCACTCTATAGACACCATACATGGGTGGTGTATACTCATAACATTATGACCAAAACACACAA